GCCGTAGAGACTAATAGCGTTAACATCATCCGTCTAGAAACTAAGACACAGACCCTTGAGCAGATTGTACAGCAGCAAGCAGTAGCGACGGCCCGTATGGATGAGAATATTAAAGCCATCCGTTCTGCTGTAGAGCATATGGCAGGGCAGTAATGAAACCTAATAAAACCTTTAAGCGAGAGTTAGCTGTCCTACTTCTTGTTTGGTTGGTTTACATCGTGGAGACTAAAGATGTTGAGGTTATGCAAGTCCTCGTGTGGCCTGTCTTCTCGTTTGCTGCTGCTGCCTTTGGTTTTGATGCTTACGGTAAGTTGCAGCACAAGCCCACTCAGTCTCCTTACGGGGGGAGGTCCGAAAGTAGCAGCCAACGTACAGGCAGGGAAAACCAACTCTCAGACGGTAGGGACGACAAATAACATTGCACCCAATGTAACCGTTAGACCTAACGCTAGGGTTGACAATATAGACCAAAGGGTTGTAACAAGTAAGGTTGCAACAGAGAGTGTTGAGACCGTTACTGTCAATGACACACCACCTTGGTTAATCATAGCCCTAGTGTTGTGGTCGATCTTCCTCTGGCAATTACCCTCACCTAATCAAATTTCAGGTTGGTTCAGGGGTTTATTTAGACGAAACTAATAGTAAGATACCTTTAGAATACAAAAAGCCCCACATAGGTTAATTCCTATGCGGGGCTTTATTTGTTTTAGTGGATTCTCTTATCGTCGTCTTCTTGTTCCGTCATCCCAACTTGCGTCATGGTGAGGGATAGGCCCTCGTATAAAGTCTCAATGTCAACCTCCAGTTTCCCAGACTTATATGCAAGAAAGACGGAAACAAAAAGGTTGGCAATAATCATACCTTCAAATAAGGTCATAGGTTCTCCTGTGTCTTAATTAGTCGAAGGCCATACCACTGAGCTTTCTTCAAGTCCTCCAACCCATTCTTATATCGCCATCGGTGTAGATACTTGGCAATATTCCCACGGAGGTATCCGACATACTCTTCCTTTGTTAGCATATCTTCGATGTAATCAATACACTCAATTTTACCTGTCCCGTAGTGCATTGGTCGATCAACAGGGTTGAAAGGTCGTCCTTTATCTTCTTTGTACTCACTCATAAGGTCCATCTCCATTAAGTATTGTTCCATTAGATGCCCTCTTTCATAAAGGCTTTTACCCACATAGCTGTGATGTCAGACCTCACAATATCATCCACTGTGAACTCAACAATCGGTACTGGCAGCATGTGTTTCTTAGCCATATGGATGACCTTGCTGAGACCATCGGCCTCTTTAAGATCACTCTGTTGTGCATCACCGTTAAGCACGATTGTAGTGCCTTCCCCCACCCTTGTAAGAACCATCTTCAGCTCGTGTGTGGTAATGTTTTGAACCTCATCCACAATGATAAAGGCGTTCTCAAAGCTACGTCCCCTCATAAGGGCAAGGGGTGCCATCTCAATGTTGCCAGCCTTAATACCTGTTTCCACTGTACCCTTCCCAAGATGTTTCTCCAATACATCTAGGACTGGCAAAGCCCAAGGCATAGTCTTCTCCTGCAAGTCACCCTTGAGGAACCCCAACTCCTTACCTACGGCAACGTGAGGCCGTGTGATGACGATCTTGTCAATGTCCTTCATTGTGTATAGGTCAGCCGCATATGTCGCTGTAACATACGTCTTACCTGTACCAGCGGGACCGAGGATGAAAACCTGACGACTAGACTTAAGTGCGTCTAATAGCAGCTTTTGGTTTACTGTCCGTGGGACAATCCCAGAGAGAGGTTTAGCCGAAGCCCCCTTGTAGGTAGTCTTACGGCGGGATCGTGTCTGCTTGGTTGGTGGGTCAAGATCACTCATAATTTAATCAACTCTGCTGATGTGTAAGGGATGTGGAAGAACTGTTCACCTTTCTTTATGTACCTACCTTTAGCCTCCTTTAAACTCTCTTTGGTTAGAAGTGTATCTTTGATCCTCCATGCTTGCTTGAAGTCAGGGCGGAAAACATAGAAGTTTAAGACGCCATTGACATCCTTATGCTTATCAAGAAGACGTTGTTTACGTTCTGGTATCCGTATTTCTTTCCAGTCTACAGGCCAATCCTCCTTCCATGCGGTTTTAACCTCAGCTTCGTTGAAGTAGGTGTACCCACCTTTCTGGGAAACGACATCAACATTGTAATTCTCTTCGTTGTTGACGATAGTGTGTCCCTTAGCTTCGAGGTAAGACACCAGTGCATCACGGGCTGGCTCATCGTAGGCACGATAAAGGGCTTGGCTAAACGGCTTTCGATAACCTGTCAATGTGCCATACCGCCGATAAGAACAACTTGAAGCTCCTTACACCCCCCAACTAATTCCCCTGAAGGGCTAAAGACTTGTGGCACTGTTGTCAGACCAGCCTTCTTCATCAAGGTAAGAACCCACTTGCTGTCAGGGTCTTGTACATTGTACGCCTTATATGGGATGCCACTATTTTCCAAATTAGCCTTAACTGTGTCGCAGAAATTACATTGGTTTCTTGTGATGATAGTGTACATTAAACTGTTCCCTGTTGTTGTTTGTGAGCAGTTTAATACACATGCTCAGGTGTTGGTGTTAAGTTAGGTCAACGATCTCACAGCTATCCCCAGAACACGCCAGTGTCTGACTTCCTGCTGTATTATCCTCTTGTTCATAGTCCGATAGCTTGCCCCAGTCAATAGACGATGGCATATCAGCCAATGCCTTTTCGTAGGTCTCTTTGTCGCAGTCTTGATAAGGTGCCTGTTGATATGTATGCTCACTGAAAGGCAAGAACGATACACCACTCATCTCATCAAAGTGTTTGTAAACAAATGCACCAACCTCAAACCACTCGTCCTTCTTGACATTGATTGTCACGGAGGGCTTGTGTTCACACCAACTACGCTGGTAGGCTAACCACATCTCCAACTGCTCAATAGCTGGCATGTCAGCAGTCACTACAGCACCTTCTGGAGCTTTCATGGGGAAACTAAATACCACAGTCTGATCTGGTTTAAACACATCAGGCTCGTTAGGGATACCTTGGTCCTTCATAAATTGGGTCAGAGGGTCTTTAATGTCACCACGCACAGTCCGAATATAATAGGCTGAGTGACGAGCATGGATACCAGAGGCGGAATCAACCAACTGTGATACCGTTCCTGAAGGTTTAACGCATGTGATAGCAGTAGCGACAGGAATGCCAAGGCGTTCAGCCCACTCAGCATTAGTAGCCACAGCGATGGATTTAAGATGTTCAAGTGTCTTCTCCAGTCCGTTGTTCTTTGTTGTCATTAAAGGGTTGTCCATGATGCCAGTCAGTGACACCCCAAGCAACCGTTCTTCTTCTGTGTTCTTCTGCCAGATTTTCCGCAGATACGGAAACTTAGTGTGGGTAGATTGGATCGTACCAAGGATAGTTGCGATACGAACCTTACGTTCTAGTGTCTCCAAAGTATCCGTAGCTCGAACCACACACTCCGTTAAATTACAGAATTGGTATGGGCGTAAAATTATCTCGCTGCAAGGATTCGTACCAAACTCGTAGTTAGAATCACGCCGACCATTCTTAGCTGCCTGTACCTTAGATGCTTGTCGATTAAAGATGCCACGTTCACCTGAGCCACTTTCTACTAGGGCCATCCACTCTCGCATAAACGACAAGCTATCAGGCTTTTCCGTGTAAGACACAGAGTTGTTAGCCAATGCCCGTTGTGGATCGTTCTCCCACCAACTACCAGACTTAGCATGTCGCATACGGTCATCTGATAGGTTGGACAAAGAGATCATTGCAGACCGACGAACACCACCGACAACTACGACTTCACCAATCTTACACATAATGTCGTGGCACTCAAGGGAAGAGAGCTTACGGCCCTTAGCTTCAGTGAACACACGGGTAACAAAGTTAAACAGGTCGATAAGAGGTGCTGGTCCTGATGCACGACCACCAAAGGTCTTGAGTTTAGCTCCCGCAGGTCGGACCTGAGAGACATCCCACTTGGGAACTTCACCGCTATACAACAAAGCAATAACCTGACGCAGTGCCTTAGCCCAACCTTCTTTGCTATCTTTTACAATAACTGTCGTGTCACTCTTAAAC